ATCGTGATTCATCAGCTCGCACAAGGAATAATTATCGAACCTGGTTATCATCTTTTGGCAGCTGGTTATTAGAAAAACAGTATATAGACAAAAACCCCGTAGAGAATATCAAATCATTGTCGGAAGACAAAAAGAAACGGGACGCATTGTCCGCCAATGATCTACAGAAGCTTAGAACATATTTAGAAAAAAATAATCCGTACTTTCTCCTACTTTGCCAGTTTGCATATTATACCCTTATTCGTCCAGATGAGCTGTCAAATATTCAATTATCCGATATCTATATTAAGGATCAAAAAGTATTTATCCCTTCAAGTATATCTAAAAACCGCAAAGACGGTATGGTAGGATTAAACGATATCTTAATAAAATCTATGCTCGAACTTAAAATATTCAATTATAGCAATGATTGTTACTTATTCGGGAAAGATTTCAAACCCTCAAAAGAGAAATCGACACCACGCACTTACAGGACTTATTTCAATAAAGTACGTACGTTACTTAAATTCCCTGACTCCTACCAGTTTTATTCCCTAAAAGATACCGGTATTCGCGATTTGGCAAATTCAGCCGGGATTGTTATTGCACGCGATCAAGCAAGACATTCGGATATTTCTACCACAAATAAATATCTAAAAGGAGAAGCGTTGCCAGTACATGAAGAGACAAAACATTTTGAAGGACTTTTTTAAATCAGGGGAAACGTGTTTCCCGCTTCCCCCTTTCGCTTTTCTACTCCAACGTATAAACACTCCAGTCTATCGCCTTTTTAAGTTCCCAGCCTTCCTTTTGTGTCTCCTGTATATGTTTCACGGCACCGGTGTAAAACTCTTGTAGTTGCTGCATACTTGCAAACTCGTAAAACGTCGGGTTGTCTTCTTCCCCGAGCTTGAAAGTAACAGGAAGGTTTTCCCCGCCTGTCTGCAAGGCAAGATCGTACGCCGTCTTATAATTCATCTGGTTCTCCATGGAAAGCCAGACTTTCAGGCCGTTCCATACGTACCCGCTTTCGATCGTGTCAGTTATCTTTCGGTTATACCATTCATTAATAACCGCCTTGATTTCTGCCAGTGCGGGTAGATGATCGAACGTCTCTTCCATGTAACTGCGTTGCACTCCTTCTGCTGTCTCTGTTTCCTGGTAATCCCACGTAATACGCCAGATTCCCCGGCGGCGGTTGGTGCATCTTACCGGTTCCGCCTTGCTGTCTGCATAAATTCGTATCATTTCAAGTAAAATGTATAATTATCAATCCTTTTTCACTTACTTCACCTTCGCAATGTGCTTCAAAAGGCAGTTCTCCGTCTCTTGCCGCTGATTCACAAATGAAAAGGGTTTCCTCCAGGCTGGTAAAATACTTTCTCTCCTTGCCGTCGAGTTCCAGCTTTATAACAGTCCGGTTTCCGTTTTTCGTCGGAACATCCTTTTCATAATCAAGTACGATCACATCCTTGTTCATCAGTTCGGGCGACTTGATCCTTGCCCCGGTAAATCGTTTCCGTCCGTCTTTAGGCTTGTACTTGTAGCCCAAATCTTTTAATTTTTTCATTTTCTTTCCTGTTAGTTTATAAAATAAGTTCTTGCAATCAGCATGTTTTGTAAGCCCGTAAAATGAAGCGGTTAACTCCTGCCTACGTTTCTTGCTTTTAACCTTGTGCATCTTGCGGGCGAACTTTTGTTTGTTACGCTTCCTTAACCGCACATGATCCGGGCGGGTTACATATCCCAGAAAGTCGATACCTTCGGTAATCGGGAAAACGGTATCATTACTTTTAATCTCCAGGCGGGCTTTACGGGCCTGTTCATGAATGATATCCCTAACCTTCCAAAGGTATTTCTTGCTACCAGAAAGCACCAGACCGTCGTCACAATACCGGTAATAGTGTGCTACTGCCTCCTGATCCTTTAACCGGTGATCCAGATAAATAGACAGAAGCAAATTACAAAGCCCCTGCGATGATCTTAGTCCGATACTCACGCCTTTAGGCATCATGCGGATGCACTCTTCCAGGATTCCGATCAATATTTTATCCTTGAACATCTTTTTCACTGCATCCAGCAAAACGTCCTGGTCTACGCTCTCATAGAATTTCGTTATATCGAACTGGTACCCGAACAGGGTTCCTTCGGGATCAGCTTTTATATCTTTAACGATATACTGTAAAAGGTCATGCGTACCCCTGTTTTTAATGGATGCGGAAGTAGTCCGGATAAAACGTACTTTCAAATGCCGGTCCACCACATTCATAACAGCGTTAAGAACGATCCTGTCTTCCAGGGAAACCGATTGTACGATCCTTACCTTCGGCCCGTCGTCTACGGTCATTTCCCGATATCCTCCGAGCTTGAACCGCCCACTCCTGATCCGCTGCCTGATCCTCTCTACCGCCTTCGGAACATCCGCCAGTATTCTACGCCCGGCAAAGCTGCGCTTTCGTCTTCTTTTGCGCAATACCGTTTTTATGGCGTCCTCTATATTGGAGTCCTCGACAATCTCTTCTATAATATTATCTTCTCTCCACATGATAATTAAATTAGCCTTCAATTCCCCGGGCCGGGCTTCTTCGAAAAAAGTTCCTACCAAACCCCATTGCCCTGCGCTTTGTTTTTCCCCTTTCCAGCCGTAAACGGCTGCTGTTGGCGAGGCTCATTCCTCTTGGCTCCACGTCGGGGACACGTCCCCACTGTTGTACGCCAATCTTTAAGGCTTATGCGCTTTTTCTTTATTCTAATTGTTTGCAAGCCGAACGCCGATGTTCGCATTCGTGTTCGATGAATCGTTATTCGCGTTCGCATACGAAACACCGCCTAACGCGTTCGCGTTGTTGTTCGACCGATACACCACACGAGTGTATATGAGGAAATCCGCCTTTGTACTTTCAGGAAGCACCGGCACCCGTCTTACTTCCGGACGCCCGCGCTACCCGCACAACGTTTTACGTTGCTATTTTTTTATTTTAATCAGCCTGATTTATGGCTTTAAAGGCCGCGACGCTACCCGCCCAGCGTATTATGCCCCTGAAGGCAAGCCGAACGCCGACGTACGCATTCGTGTACGATGAATCGTAATACGCGTGCGCATGCGAAACACCGCCTAACGCGCTCGCGTTGTAGTACGACCGATACACCACACGAGAAAGCCCGGTACCTACATAGAACCTGTCGAACCAATGTGAAGAAGTGGAACCGCCTTCTTTGGCTGCAATCAAATCCATATACCGGCCCCAAACCATGTGGGTAGGATAAATATCCGCATTATAAACAGTAATTCCCTGTACAACGCGTTCCGTTCCGTCCGGCATGGTAATAAACCACCTTCCGTCCGCTGCTGTCTTGTTTACCGTGACATACTGCAACCATTCCGCCTTGTTTCCCTGGAAATTTTCATATCCCAGTACATTGACGGACTGATAATTTACACCGTCCCGGTAAGCACCTTCCGCCTGTGGATTGGAACCGCCCTTTTCTTTATAATAAGAAACCGTATCACGTATTCCCAACGCATTTGTAAGGCCCGTCACTTTCTGGTAATTGTTTGTTCCATATCCGCAAACTCCCTGCGAATCGGTATTACCGTATTTAAAGAAATGCAGATTACCCACGTCCTTGTGCATTTCCCAGTCAAACAGCTGGAAACCTTTGCCCCGGTTCTGGGCGTATTTGATTGCCTGGGCTTGTGAAATGGTTCCTACACTTGAAACACCACTGACAGAACGCAACACATCATCAATCAAGTAGGCTTCATAAGCACCGCCCAGGCATTCCGTATGCTCTACCCAGTCCGGCTCGATCGCTTCTACACTTTCCGACGTTGTGAGTAAAACGAAATCGAATGTCGCCGAATTAAGGAAGGTAAAGGCCAGTTTCGTTGCCCCTACAGGAACGGCACAAAACAAGTACATACCATTGATAAAACCGTTCGCGTTTGAAACGCTGACCCGACTTACTATTTTGCCCGTATCATCTATAAATACAGCCCCGTAAAGAGTGGAAGCCAGACCGGGAAAACGAACCTGCTTGTAATCCCGAACATCCACCAGGGCGAACGATCCGGATTCGTATTCGTTCTTTGCCTCTTCAATGGTCGTGTAATCCGTATTCTTACGAATCCCGATCCCTTCCGTTACGTCCAGCTCTTCACGGGTAAATTTTACACTGGTGTACCCTGCCGCTGCCGGCGCATCCTCATTACTTGAAATAAAACCGTAAAGACATTGATTCAGCACGTCCGTTACTCCCTTGTACCAGTAATGAGGTTCATATACGTAAACTTCGCCTTCCGATCCGGTTAATACTGCATCCGTGGCGTTCTCCACATTCTCACTATCGGCGTATTTGTTCCGGTTCTCATCATGAAGCGGATAACAGGTCATTTCACCCTCCGCCGTCTTTTTGGCCAGAACGCAAGGCCTTTTCGCCAACACTTCCAGGATATGGGAAGACGGGGTAAATTCCGTATTATAGTCATATCCGGTTGAGTTATCCAGATTCGTAATCTTTTCCCCGTCTCCTACCGTCTGATCTATTTTTATACCGACAAACTGCGGCTGAATGATATTCAGTTCCGGGAAATGTGCACAGGTGGCGGCGTACTCTTCATCCGACATGGACTGGGTGAGCCGGTACGTACCTACCAGGCGGCACGTCTGCACGTTTCCCCCGTCTTCATCAACGCCGCCCATTGTCATAAGCCTGCGAAGCAAATTACCGTTCCCGTCTATATCTATACCGGTAATTCGTAGATAGCTGGTCGCGCTGCATTGCTGTAACAACGTGTTCCAGTCGATCAGGCTACAGTTATCAATCACAAGGCGCGTGATATTTGCCGTGCCTTCCAGCTGCAGCCCAGCATTGGTTAGTTTGTTCAGGTACCGGAGTTCCAGCGTCTGCAAAGTTGCGGGAAGGACGCAAACGGCCAGAGGCGCACCGCCGGCGAATGTCACACCGGTAAGGGATGTATCACCGGCCAGGAAGGTCTCAAGTTTAGCATTGCTTGAAAGGTCCATACCGGTAAAGGAAGAGGATTTAAGCCCGGATATGTCGAGTTTTCGAAGATTACGGCAATTACCCACCAGAAGGGCGTTAAGTGTCGTTTGTCCGGCCTCACAACTAATATTCAGATCACGCAAGGCCGTACAGTTATTCAGGTTCAATGTGCCGACAATGGCGTGGCTTACATCCGTCAGATCAAGCCCGCGAATACGGCTTGCACCGTAGAAATATTGCGGATCGTTTACAATCAAATCCGTGTCCATTGTCAGTTCCACCACACTACCGGCCGTTTCTGCAAGTACCGCGCTTTGGTGCGGTGTTCCGGACGTGTACCCGTACCCGTAATAATACCGTTCGGAGGCTGTAATCCGAACTTTCCGGTTATCGTTTCCGAACTTATACCCGAAATAAGCCGCGAAGCTGTCACGACGATAAGTACCGGCCACGTACTGACTATCCAGAAGGGCGAAACGGTTCTGAATGGTATAAGTACGGTGCGCGTAACGGCTGCCCTGCAAGGCATACAGATAATTATAATAACTGGTTCCGCTGCTGGTTGTCACACCTTCGGTAAGCGGAAGGATATATTTATACTCCGAATCCTTGTTATAAATCCGCTCGCACCAGTTACCCATTTGCTCCTCGTTAAATACTTGCAGGACATATTCAAGGCTCATATTACTACGCAAGGTTTCCGCCACTTCACGTAATTTGTCCGGACAAGATCGTACCAGTTCCCATAAAACGGAATCATGGCCGGCAAAAGCATAACTACCGATACTATCGTCAAAACTTGCGTGGGTAATGGTATATTCGTATTTCAGTACCGAATCATTACGCACACCGAACAACGTGTCCATATCGTAAGGAAGGAAATACCAGATCAGGCCGTCCCAGGTCGCCAGCATCATATTTTTTGCCCGGTTATCCACGGCCATAAAGTAATCGGTAATCAGATACCATGCAAACGGGCTGTCATTACCGAAATACTGGTTATATTCCGCCAGGAACTTGGCGGGATTACCTTTACATGAATCTACCCAGTTCCAAAGTCTTATAACTGCCGCCTTGTCGTCCTCGTGTGCATCCGCCCAGGTAGTATCTGCTTTGAAACGAAATTCCAGCGCATCATCAAAAGAAGACATGTCGGTAGTCCCGAACAAACAAAGGGCCTCGGAGTTATTCAGGAACTCCAGACAAATACATTTGTTACGCTGCCCGTTCAGGGACGCTTCGTCGTTGAATCCTTCAATTCCTTCAAAACCGTAAATGATCGCACTTTCCGACTTCTCATTATTGAAATTGTATTTTCCCAGATAAGTATTCGTACCGGTGCCGTCGTTATCATAAAACAGGTCCATAGGGAAACCGTCTACACCTATACGTACGTCATATTCCCCCTTATATGCAGCCTGCGGCGGCGTCAACCACCCGCACTTCTTCCAAATGTCATTCACAATACGCACCGCACCGGTATTATGTGTACCGGAAGAATCGGAAAAGTCCGCTTTCAAACAGAATATACTGATCGGCCGTGCTCCCGGTTTGAAACTGTATTCAAGAGACGGCACATCCACGCCGTTAACTTCCAGCGTGGTACCGTATTTCTCCAAGCGCAAGAAATAAAGACGGTAATTCTTACGCGGATAAGTGGTGGATGATGTACCTTGTATTCTTAGACCGACATTCCTTGCTACAAAGTCATATTCCTTACCGTACGGGCTATAAAAATAGATATCGACCGGGACCTCGAATTTCTTGTTATTGGTGGCGTTGACAAGGTTCACATCGCCGACAATTCGCATAACCGCCTTTCCTTGGGCGCGTAGCTTGTCTATGTCTATATCCGTACCGTTGTCCCCCGTAACATCGTTCTTTTCAAATAACAGGACCATTTCGTCCGACGTAGTCCGGTCTACCATGTAATTGTTCAGTTCTTCATCATCCGTAAGCGCACGGTTATAAATACGGAAATTCCTGATCTCCACATCCGCCGTATCACTGAATAAACGGATGTTCACCGGTTCCGCCTGCAGTAGTCCTTCGGTAGCCCCATACTGTACAGCCCCGCAACGGATTCCGTTTACATAAAGTTCCAGCAACCGTTTGCCAGCCTTGGACCCGACAATAAAGGCTATTTTCAGGTTCATATCACTTGCAAACTTTGTACTTACTTCCGTACCGCCAGAAACACGCATAAGGGCCTGCTCCGTTGTCATTTGGAAACCGATATCGCCGGCCATACAGTCCAGTATTACCCCCTGCCGGTCCGTTACCGACGAACAAAGAATTTCCATTTCATAGGTAGCCCCGGTAGTGGTTGCATCTGTGGAGAACGGCTGGTACCCGATTTCAATCTTCGCGCCTCCTGTAAGTTTCAGGGCGTCACCCGTCCAGCCGTTGCTGTTCCAGTCGAAACCCGCAAACGTTGTATGTATGTCGCCATAATCCCAGGCTCCCGGATCGGATTCACTGTTACTCCGCCCGGCTGCCGAAAGTTTCAGTACAAGCCCGGCAGTAGTTTCTTGCAAGTCGATGCCGCTTTCCGTCACGTCGATATAAAACGGGTATTCCGTGGCTCCCGTCTTAAATTTCATATTGATTTCACCCTGTTCCGTAAAACGGTTGGTATATGTCTGCGTAGTACGGGCCACACTGACAGACTGCGTTTTCACCCCGTCCCGGTAAACGTCCACTTTGGCCGGCGTCGCGGCGGGATCATAAGCCACAAAGTTAAATTTCACCTGTTCGTACTGCCCCGCTTCCAGGCGCGGAACAAGATGATCCTCCGTAAAAATACGGCCGTCCGGAAAACTTATCATCGTGCCGATGAACGGTGCCGATCCTCCGGATTTCAGGATATCAATGTAGATACTTTCAGACTTTAACACGAGATCGGCGGAAGCCTCCATTTCGGCAACCATTTGAACGGTATTCCGGCCGGTCACAAGCGAAGAGGGGGACAAACTGAAACTGCCGTTTGTCGTTCCTGATCTTGTAATAGTGTGCGCGTTCTGTTGCTGACCGTTCAGATAAAGTGTGACGACCTTTGTTCCGGCACCGTTGACAGCATAAGGAATATTAATCGTGTCGGCCAGAGTATAACCGCCTGTGGCTATAGCCCCGGCCAGATTGTAAGAGCTGGTAAGGGAAAGACTAACAACCTTTACGGATGTAAACGCCTGCCGGGTTTGTTTCTTGCCGGTAGTCGGATCGGTTGTGGTTGCCACTACGTAAATATCGGTATTCCCAACAAGCAAGTAACTTGAAAGGTCCAGTTCGTAACTGCCTTTAGAAACATCGCTGACCGTCTGGGAATACATGGTAGTCGTTCCACGCCTGATCGTAACGGTGATATCTGCCTTTTGCCCGGTAGATTCCCCCTTTTCGTCCCCCGTGGTGTATTGGTGATCGTACGTATAAGTAAGACGGGCGTTTCCGCCTTCTTTTATGATCGCATTATCTACAGCCGCATTTAAGGCAATTTTAGTAGCCACCGTTTCGCCGGAACCTCCACCGGAACCGGCCGGGATATCCACGGCGGTAATTTCCGCGCCGCTTTTGTTCTGGAAAGACAGA